TGATATCTAATATTAGATTTTTATTATTATATATTAGATATCTATTGTAATATATCTAATTTATATCTAATTTACATATATACTAGTAAATATTTTAAAATATTTACATCACCGTATCTAATTTATGATATTTACATGTAATTATCTAGATATATTATATCATTTATCTTAATTTAGATATTAGTAAATGAAATATCTTAATATAATTTGTAATATATCTAAATTAGATATTATAAAATACGTATTTTTCAAAATTTATAATTATAAATATTATTATCTATAATTATTTATATAATGTCTACTAATTCAAGCCCTGATATTTTTTATATGGATGTATTAATCAATAATATCGCAAGTGATACGCCAATTAATCCACCTTGTTCTTATAATACATCCCGTATATTACCATATTTATATAATCCTAATGAATATTACGCCTCTTGTGTTCAATTTAGTTTAGATGGTCCAACATTAGGCGTTTTGAATACATTTGAGATTCAACCAAATCAAGGAAACGAAAACCTAGGAATATATGAGGTTGTACTTTCTTATGGTGGTTCAACAATAAAACAAAATATATTATGGGTGCCACAAAATGAAACAGTACCAATACCACCGCCCCCGAGTGCTTTCCCCGATGGTATTCAAGATGTTAGTACATCATATTATACTGTATACTCATATAGTTATTTTTTAAGGCTAATGAATAGAGCTTTAGAAGTATGTTATAATTTATTACAAATAGCACAACCTACATTACCTGATTACGCAGATATAACATTAAAAATGATTTATAGTAGTAATACTACACTATTTGAAATATTTGTGACTAATGATTTATTTAATTCTGATGTAACTAATACCCCAATTACATTATATTTTAATGGAGCCTTAAACACTTTATTTTCATATATGGTAACTAATAAAGTATTATTAAATGGTAATACATATTTTGAATATCTTTTTAATAATACATCATCATATCCAACAGATCCAACGAATCCTACTGTAATTTATATGAGACAAGAAAACCCATCTGTTTTTTTATGGTCTCAATTAGTTTCAATAGTTATTACGACGCAATCTCTTCCACTTTTTCAAACTACCGTATTTGATCCATTAGTATATTATAATAGTGATACATTACTAGAAGGTAATAACGCACTAAGTGAAAATATTATTTTAGAATATATGCTTAAACCTGCATTTTATAACGAAAAAATTGTATATGAGCCTTATTTCCCTCAAATGGTTGAATTAAATTCAACAAGCCCATTATATAATTTTGACTTACGTTATTATGTAAGAACTAATGTAGGGAAATTAAAACAAATATTTTTATCATCGGGATGCGTTTGTTTTACAAAAATAGGTTTTTTTAAAAAATCAGTAATAGGGAATTTAAGATTTTAATTTAATATTATAAATAATTTTTATCTATATTAAATTATATAGATGAATAATACCAGCCCAGATGTTTTTTATCAAGATGTATTAATTAATAATATTGCATCTTCTACACCTACACCAGTACTAGCATCAATGAATGAATCTAGAACTATACCATATTTATATAATCCTTACGAATATTATGGAGCCGTTACTCAATTTACTATAGATGCGGGAGCCATCGGAATAATGAATTTTGAAATTCAACCATCACCAATACCCCCACCTGAAAATCCAGATGAAAGACAAAATGATAGAAATTTAGGGATTTATCAAATTGTAATGTCTTATAATGGAACAGATGTAAGTGGTAATGTAATTTGGGAACCTCAAAATTTAGCGGTATCTGCATCACAACTACCACCACCACCTTCTGCTTTTTCAGATGGATTACAAGATTTAACCACATCGTATTATACTGTTTATGCTTATTCTTGGTTTAATGATTTATTATATAAAACTTTTGTATCTGTTTATGATCAATTACAAGTATTACAACCAACTTTACCTGTTGGTTTATATCCTAATATGGATTATATAAGTTCTACTCAATTATTTTCATTATATGCAAACGCACAATATTATAATCAGTCAATAAATCCTAATGCCATTACAATTAATTTTAATGGTCCATTAAATGCATTATTTTCTTATATGCCTGCTTCTAGAATATTAATAGGCGGTAATACTTATTATAAGTTAATAATGAATAATAGTACAACATTTACAGATAATACAATTGCACCACCTGAGATATATATGACACAAGAAAGAACAAGTATAAGAAATTGGTCTCAAATTGCATCTATTGTCATCACTACTCAATCTTTACCAATTTATAAAACTAATATATTTGAGCCTTTAGTTTATTATAATAATTCATTAATAACGGGACAATTAAACAATGCATTACAAGAATCAATAATATTAGAATATATTGATCCTAATGGATTATACAATGATAGAATAGCATTTAATCCTACGGCACAGTATCCTATTTTTGAAATGAATTCAACAAGCCCATTATATAATTTTGATTTAAAATATTATGTACGTACTACTAACGGGTTATTACGTCCAATTTATTTAGGTAGTGGTTCCGCTTGTTTTACTCGTATGGGTTATTTTAAAAAATCAGCCTTTCGTAATCTTAAATGGTAATAAGAAATATAAAAATATATAAAAATAATAATATTATAAAAATATTTATTAACTATAAAAATAATTAATAAATATAAAAATATTAAAAAAAATAAAATATTTGTATATATTATATACTATGTCAGATTTTACTTATAAAAATAATGTCCCCGCCCTGATTAATAATATAAGCGATAAATTAGTTGTACCAGTGTCTAGTGGTCCAGCGAATAATTCATTTCAACAATTTACTTTCAATAGTACATCTAATAGTGCCCTATCTATCAATTTACCTATACCTTCTGAATCTGTTGCAATTAATCCAAGAGTTCTACTTTCTGCGAAGGTTAACATCACAATAAATTGTGCTAACGTCCCCGTTGGTCTCCCATCTTTAAATTATGGAATTAGTGATGCTTGGAACTCATACCCCATATCATCTACATTTTTACAAGCCTCCGCATTAATTAATAATGCAAACGTAAGTGTAGATTATCAAAACGTTTTACCATTCTTAAAACTTCTTGAAGATTTTGACTCTCCAGATTTATTAAACAGTACATCACCCAATGTAATTAATCAAAACTGGGGTTTGTATTCTCAATCAATTTTATCAAATTCTTCACCATTTGGAAATTACAATGAAGCAAATTATGATAATCATAGAATACCAAATGGAAGCGTACCCATCACTATGATAGTACAGCATTATGTTGGGGGTGTTTTAACTGATGCATCACTTATATCCACTGCTACTACTGATACATGGGTTATACAAATATCTACCGTCAATAATTTAGTAGAACCGCTAGGGCTTGCTTTATCTCCTTTCATTTCTAGAATGAATGAATCTGCCACTGCTCTACTTGGTATTAATACTGTTGCATTAACTATTAATTTAGATGCACAACTTAAAAAAATATGGGCTAATGGTTCAGGTGCGGTAAATGGTGCGGGCACAGGTTTAACTTCTTATATTACATCTATAACTGCGGGAAATGTCGCATCAAATGGATTATTATTTACGGGCGCCGCTTTACTATTAAATTATTATACTTTAACAACTAATCAATATAGTAAAATTCCAACCCGTAACATCACAGGATTCACAGACTACGGTAGACAGATAACCCCGTCTAGTCTAACGGGGGCTATCGCTCCACTCGGTACTGCATCAGTAGTTTTTAACAACTTACAATTTTCACAAGTTCCGCTGTTGTTAGCCATCAGTGCAAGACTACCTATATCACAACAATCATGGCAATATACCGACAACTTCTTAAGTATAAGAAATATTTCAATTACATTTAATAATGCACAAGGTATAATGAGTTCTGCTACCGTTTTTGATTTATATAATCACTCAGTAAATGCGGGGTCAACTCAGAGTTGGTATTCCTTCAGTGGTCAAGCCAATAGTCAACAAAATGGCGAATTTGCAACTATACCTACTTTAGGCTCTATGATGGTCATTGACCCAAGTTTAATGAATTTATCAGAACTCATTTCTATAGGTTCATTAGGTCAGTACAATTTTCAAATTAAGATGGAAATTTTTAATCAGTATCCCTTCACAATTTCACCTGAACTAATTTTAATGATAGTAAATATGGGAAGCTTTACATCACAGTTGGGTACATCACAACTTAATAGCGGTCTCATTGATATGCAAAATGCACAGAAGGCAAGAGAAGAACCCCCTATACCTTCATTTGATTCTACACAATTTCATAGAATGGTAGGCGGTGCGTTACATAGAGGCGTAAAACAATTTACTAGATATGTAGGAGGAATGATGAGCCATAGAGGAAACCCCGAAGATGTAGTAGCAGAAAGAGAAGTAACAGGAGGTAAAAAAATGTCAAAACTTAAGAAACTGCTCAATAAAATATAAAAAGAAATATATTTAATTAAAATATTTTAATTATAAAATTTATTATATATGTATAATATATATATAATGAATAAATCTCATGTACCAACTTTCAATAATATCACAGATAAGAGAGCAATTGAAGAAATAAATAATATTAAAAAAAATTATATTAATTCTAGAATGCATATGTTAATTAATCCTTTTGTAAGTAATAAAGCAGAATTAGATTATAATTTAGGATTATCAAGAAATCAAACGGGATTAAATCTATTAGAAGGTGGAAAGCATACAATGAGCCACCCATTACCAACTAAAAATAATTTAATATTAAATCATCCAGATCCTCTAATTACTAGGGGTTTTTTATATAATCAAAAAAGGGGCGGGGCTTTTTTATTACATACGCCACAAACTAACCAACAAGCTAAAAAAGATGATATTTTATATGGTAAAGGTCATGAATATAGTTCAAGTTCTGATAGTGATAGCGATAGCGATAGTGATAGTGATAGTGATAGCGATAGTGATGATGATATGCATGGGGCTGGAATTTATGACGATGTTATTAAACCAACAGGAAAAGCAATTTATAATGTTGGTAAAGCAACAGGTAAAGCAGTTTATGGAATAGGAAAAGAAATAGTAAAAGATGTTGTAATACCAGTAGGAAAAGAAATAATAAAAGAAAAAATTAAAAAATCTATTGGTGGAAACCAAGACGGGAAAGCTAATAAATATTTAATACAATCTAATAAAGATTACATTAATAATATGATGAAACCAACGGAAAGAATTAATAAAAATTCAAGTAAAGAAGAAAAAAGAAAAGTATTAAATTATATTGAACCATCAGAAGCAACAATAGATAAATTAAAAGGCGGAAAAATTAAAAAATCTAAATCTATTAAACCTATAGTTGGAACTAAACGCGGGGAAGCCGTACGCGGGGCAATTATAGCGGAATATATGAAGAAGCATGGCGTAAAATTAGGAGAAGCAAGCAAAAAAGTAAAAGAGTTAGGGTTATATTAACTTATAAAGGCTTAAAGGTTAATTATTATAATATATTAGATGACTAAAAAAGTAATTGATTATACAAAAACTATATTTTATAAAATCGTATGTAATGATTTAAATATTAAAGATTGTTATATTGGACATACAACTAATTTTACAAAAAGAAAAACAAGACATAAAAGTAATTGTAATAATGAAAATACTCCAACTTATAACTTAAATGTTTATAAATTCATTAGAGATAATGGCGGGTGGTCTAATTGGTCTATGATTATGATAGATGAGGTTAAATGTGAGAATGTTTTAGATGCAAGAAAAAAAGAAAGGGAATATATTGAATTATTAAAGCCACAATTAAATAAAGAAATACCAACAAGAACACAGAAAGAATGGGAAGAAGCAAATAAAGAAAAACTAAAAGAATATAGAGAACAACACACAAATAAAATGAAAGAATATAATAAAATATATTATGAAGTTAATAAAAATGAATTATTAGAAAAAAATAAAGAATATAGAGACCAACACAAAGATAAAATAAAAGAATATAATAAAAATAATAAAGATAAAATAAAAGAATATAAACAACAATTAATATTTTGTGAATGTTGTAAAATAGATATTAAGAAAGATAAAAAAAGTAGACATTATAAGACAATGAAGCATATTAAAAATGCATCAACTGAAGTAGTTATATAATTTTAAATATAATATATATTATATTTAAAATTAATTAAGTAATGCTAACATCACATTTAATTCTTTTAAATTAGTTTTTAAATCAGTAGTACGTCCCCATAATAAACGGGCACTAAGTAGAGCGGGTGACATCTCTAAATTAAATAATCTATCTTTTTCTAATGGATTATTTAGATGACGTAACCAATAATTCATACGCTTAACTTTATCACCATGATCTATATATGTACCGTTCTTAGGGTTTTTTAATCCAAAATCTATATGTTTCTCAAGATGTGTACCATCATCAATAATAGCCCTAAATCTTTTATCTTTTTTAGGGCTGTCAATAATTTTAATTATTTTCATATTATGATATATTATATAATAATATTTAAATATATTCTTTCATTAATACTCGTTTTAATTCTTCAATTGGTATATAATAATATAGTTTATGTACATCTACTTTATCTGATCTATATTGACTATATTCTTTTTTTTCAAAGGTTTTAAATAATTCAGGGTCATATTCAATATAATATAAACCATCAGTAAAATGAAATAAAAAAATTTGTTTATAATGTGTATTTAATATTTTATCTTCTTGAATCATTGTAGTTGGGTATTTATTATATTTGTTGGTTCTTGCTTTTAATTCATATAATACCTCCATCTTATCATCAATAAAATTATATGAGCTATATTTATTTTTAGGTTGTTTTATATCATTTGATCCGAAAGCATTTCTAATTATAGGCAACACATGCAGTTCTAAGTCTTTTCCATATTTAAGCATACTTTTAAAATTATCCATATCTAATTATAATTTACATTAGATATTTTTTTTAAAAATTTAAACTCATTTATATTTTTTTTTAATATATTTTATTTTTTTTAATATATTTTATTTTTATTATATATATTAATTATATACTAAAATGGATTATATGATGTCTAATACTGATTTTAAAAATATATTAGGGGATGATGTAAAAATTATAGAGTTTCCACAACTAGAAAAATATAATAATATTAATGAACTTCTTGTTAATAAAAAAGATTATTGTATTATATTTTATATTGAAAATATCATCAACAATAGCCAAGTCGGACATTGGACAGCATTGATGAGAGATAATAATAAATATTTCTTTTTTGATTCTTATGGAATAAGTTATATTAATGAATTATCATATATATCAAAACAAAAGAGATTAAAATATAATGAAAATATAAATTATTTAGATAAATTATTAAAAAATAAAAAAAAGGAGGTTTCAAAATATCAATATCAAAAATTTGATAATAAAATAAATACTTGTGGGCGATATGTTCTCATCGTAATTTTTTTATTTATGCATATGAAAAAATTTAATTTTGATGATGTTTATAATTTCCTTACTAGTATAAAGAAAAAATATAAATTTAAATCTTTTGATCAATTAAGTGTATATTTATCAGATTAGAAAATAATATATAAATATAATATATATATATGGCATTTAGAAGTAGTTTATATCAAAGAGAATTAAACAACGAGCTTTATGATAATACAGAATGTGAGACGCAAGCACTTAGTGAAAGTAATTTTAATTTAATTGCATCATTAGGATATGTACAAAGTTATTTTAATGATTTAATTAATGATTATCTACCAATAAATAACCCCGTATTTACTGGATCATTAACATCTATAAGCGGTAATATTAATGTACCTACTGGAACTTTTACAAATGGAACAATAACAACCGCAACTATTACAAATCAAAACGCCACAACCTTCTCACAAAATCCAAATATTAATATTAATAATATTAACTACCCTATATCAACAAGACTAATAGGAGAAATAAAAATAATGATACCAACAACCGTCCCCCCTAATTATTTATTATGTAATGGGGCGAGTTTATCAACCACAACATATTCAACATTATTTAATGTCATAGGCTATAATTATGGCGGGTCATCTGGTACTTTCTCATTACCAAATTTTACTAATGCGTTTCCCGTTGGTGCATCATCATCTATTAATAATGTATCTTCTTCAAATCTTGCTAATGGTGCGGGGCTTGCTGGTTGTAATAATAATGAAAGAGTATCATATAATTATGGAGAAACTGTAACACCTTCACCAATGGTATTAAAAGATGCACCATATCATAGTCATTATACATTACTTGAAATTTCAAACCCGTCAACCATTACCCCCGTTGGTGTTCAACAGTATGTATTTGATGCTGGTTCTTATAATGGAATTGATACTGAATTTGTAGGAACAAATATAGCACCTCAAATTGATTCAATTAGTGGGGCTCAAGGTATTAACATCACACCGCCATTCACTGCCGTTAGTTATTATATCTGTTATCAATAAATAAATATATTAAAAATATTATTATTATAAAATATTATTATTATAAAATAAAAGTATAAAAAAAAAATATATATTATAATTATATATATATAATGTCTGTTTCATCTTTAGAATCTGGTAATTTAACATTAAATACTTTAACTGTAAATAACACACAATATAGTGATGTTTCAGGATATGTACCATCACAAACTGTAATATCATCAACAAAAACATCTACATCTTTATCTGTTTCTTCTATTACTGCCCCTACTATTACCGCAACAACGTTTTTTTTATCAGGTAATGGAGCAACCAATCCGCCAAATCTTTCATCAGGAACAAGTAATAATGTAATTATTTCATCACCTAATGATAGTGGCTTACAATTAAATACCCTTGCTGGTTCAGTTGTTTTATCTGCTGGATCAGATGGGTTATCTATTAATGAAGCAATTGTATTAGATATGAATGGAGCAACTAACGCACCAAATATTTCATCAAATTCAACTAATGATTTTGTTGTTTCTTGTCCTAATGGTTCTGGTATAGAAATAAATACTCCCGCTATTTCAATTTCTTTGTTAAATAATAATTTAGGTTTATCTCTTGACCAACCACTTTATTTAAACACCGCTGGAACAACTAATGCCCCAAATATTTCATCAAATTCAACTAATAATGTTATTGTTTCTTGTCCTAATAATAGTGGTCTAACAATAAGCACCCCACAAGGAAATGGAACATTAAGTGTAAATTCATCTAATCAATTAACTTGGAATGGTGTTGTAATTTCTTAAAAACAATATAAATAAAAAATAAATAAATTAAAAAAAATATTATATATATTATATTATATATATATAATGTCTGTTGCTTCATTAGATTTTAATACTCTTAATTTAACAGAGTTAACCGTCGGAAATGATGTATATTCTGATGCGGTTGGATATATAAACACAAATACAACTATCACAACCACTGAAAACTCTTCTATAATATCAACTGGTGGGCTTTATTCATCGGGCTTAATTACTGGTGATAATGGATTAGATATTTCGGGTAATGTAAATATTTCGGGTAATTTAGATTTTACGGGAAATTTAGATATTAGTGGAAATATAACCTCTAATAATTTATCGTCTGTAGGTTTATTTAATAGTACAGGAAACGCACTAATTAGTGGCGTTGGTTTCTTCACTCTTGCTGGTCCTATTGTTGTAGGTCCAAGTAGTTCAACTTTAACTACTGAATTATTCCCGTTTCCTAGTTCATCTATAACACAAATTATTGTACAAGTTGGTCCTATTAATGTATCTAGTGGGGGTATTGTTGTTTCTGCTGGTGTAATTGCTCCATTTTCTGATATAAATTCAACAGTAAAATTTTTATTTTATAATCCTACATTAAATAGCATCACTATATCTACATGTAGTGTAATATTATATAATCCATTATCAAATGGGGGGCTACAAAACATAACAATATAGTTAAATAAAATAAAATATATAATTTAACTTATTTTATTTTATATTTATATATAATAAATGTCTGACGCAAGTATATATAATGGTACTTTTAAACTTAGTACGCTTAATATTTCTGATGAAATAATTTTTAATGATGGAACTACTCAAAATACTGCATATACTGATGCTCCTTTATCTACATCAACGTATACAATAACTACAATAAATGATACTACAAATAATATTATAGGTACTTTATCTAGTTCATTGACATTAATTAATGTATTTGGAAATAATATAGGTTCATTTTATTTTAGACAAGCAAATGCAAATATTTATATTTTAAATCTTGTATTTGAGAATGTGTTTACTGGTGATATTAGTTTAACTATTGTTGATGTAAATAATAACGCCCCTATATATACAACGAATAATAATATATACATCATAAATTTAGTAACTAATACTTTATATTATGGTTATACTGAGCTTAATACATCGGGGGTTTTATCATTTAATTTTCCAAATATTGCTATAAATGATACTGATGGGTTTGAAATTTATATATCTACTTTTCAATATATTATAAATTAAAAACATTTAAAAAATGAATAAGATAATTATTTTTTATATTTTAATATTTTTAAAAAATAAAAATTATAGTTTTATATTATATACAATAAATGTCAGTACCCGTTCTTGCTTCATCTCCTTCAGGTTATTCTCAACTGAATATACAAGGTGTTCTCTCATCTAATATTACCGCAACCCCCGCACTTTCTACATATCCTACAAATAATACATCAACAAGTCTAGGACATTATCACTTTGTAGATCCAACAACTAAGGCATCAAATCACCTTAATGTATCCGCAAGTGGTACAGGCGGGCATATTTTTTCACATGTTGATGCATCACAAGCACCTACAACAGTTTTAAAAGTTGATAGAACCGCTATGACTCTTGATACAATTTTAAAAAATACAAGTAATAAAACTAATTTAGATATGACTAATAATCAATTTGTATTACAAGACACAACAAGACAAAATTTAACTTCACTTCTTAATGGTTATAATTTAGTTGTTTCTGATTCTACTCTTGCTAAAAATTCATATGTAAGAGGAGAAAACATAGCAACTAGTGATGATATAAATAGAAGATATACAACAATGACATCAACTGAGTTAAAATTAGAAAACTTAACTAATAATGATGTAGCGATTTTATCAATTAATGACTTAACATTTAACGGCGTTTCATTACCTTCAACCGTTTCAACTCTTTTAGGAGATATAACAACTTTATCAGGAGATATAACAACTTTATCAGGAGAAATAGCAACTATAAACAATAAACTTCCTAAAATGGTAGTTTCACAAGTTCAACCCGTATCAACTGCAATTTATGCCGATTCATCAATAGCACCACAAACTAGCCCCTATTTAAATTCTTATGGGTATGGGGGTTGGGCTTATGCTAAAGCATCACCACAAGCAAGTAATGCCAAAATTAATTGGTATTTTCCGTTCCCTATCATCGGGGGAACTGTTGGAGATTTAAAAGGGCTTTATTATCAAATATTTAACAACTGTACAAATGCGGGAGATCTTCCATTTTTTACCGTTTATACTCGTCCTACTGGTTCTGGTGATTTTGCCCCATGGTATCATTCATCAAGAACTTATACACCCACTACTAACTCGCCCGCAAATGAAACCGCACAAGCATATGCAAATATTAAAAGTTTATCATTTACACCGCAATCTATCGGGATGCAAAACCAACTAATAATGACGGAAGCCATTACCAACGGGACATATTTAGATACTGATGTAATTTTATTTATTGCATGCGGTACTAATAGCGGTAGTCCATTAGGTTCTGTGAATTTTAGTTGTGGTAAGATCGGAATGATTACTAATGATTATAGTGCTGAATTTCTTTTATTATGAATTTAATTAATTAATTAATAATACAAAAATAATAATATAATAATAATTTATTTTATATCTTATTATTATATAATGCCATTATTAACAGAGAAAAAGTTAAAAGCAAAAAAGTTTTTTCAACTTGATAACAATTTACACAATGAAGCAAAACAACTAATAAAGACCGTTAATAAAAATTTTGAAATTAAAAAACAGAAAGAGTTAGAACAAGGGATGCCAAATATTGGAGGTGCTAGAGTACATAATATGAAATTTGATAAAGAAATAAAACGAAAATTAAAAGCATTATACAAATAATAAGTTTAAATATCTAATTATTTTCTAATACTATAGTAATAATTAAAAAATAAATGTCTTTGAATTATGAAAATGATGGGGTCCCTATTGCTATTGTAAAAAATGATAGAGATGATAAACGAGATAGAAAAATAAAGAAAAGAGATAAAATTATTTATTTAGATGAACATTCTTCAAGTAATAATAATTATAGAGATATTACATTAAATGAAGGGGGAGATGAAAAATTTTATTTAATACCAAATACACAATCTAATAGATGCATTTGGTTTATAACTGGAGCAAGTGGAAGCGGTAAGACATATAAAACAGCACAAATAATTAGAGAATATCAAAAATGTTATCCTAAAAATGATGTTTATTTATTATCTTATATTGAACAAGATTCAACATTAGACAGTATAAAAGGAGTAAATAGAATTAAATTAGATGATGAATTTATAGATACACCTTTAGAAACTGAAGATTTTAAAAATAGTTTAGTAGTGTTTGATGATACGGATTGTATCAGTGAGAAACAAATGAAATTAAAAATAAAAGATTTATTATTAAAACTTTTAAATACTGGTAGACATTTTTATGTATCCGTTATTTATTTATCTCATTTACCTTATGGTATTGATAATAAAGGTATCTTAAATGAAGCTCATTCAATTACTATCTTTCCCGCTTCATTAGGTAATAGAAGTAAAAAATATTTATTAGATAATTATTTAGGAATGTCAAAGAAACAAATTGAAGCAATAGACGATATAGAAGGGCGAAGCATTACAATAATGAAAACTTACCCAATGGTTTTAGTATCAGATTATAAAATAATTTTGGTCAAACAATTAGGAAAATAAACGCATTATTAAATATCTAATTTTTTTAAAATAAATATCTAATTATTTTAAAAAAATATCTACTTTATATATAATGGATAATAATGATAATATTACTAATGAAGAATCAAAAACAAAACAAACTAAACAGAGTACAAAAGATATATATGAAAAGAATTTAATTAGATTAAACGGCGGGGAGCCTATAAAAAATTATAATTTTCTAAAAAAAACAGATGTTGTACTTTCTAAAATTGATCATTTAAAAGATAACAGTAGAAGAACTTATATTATATCTATTGTTAGTACTCTTAAAGGATTAAAAGGATTTGAAAAAATATATAAATTTTATTATGATATAATGATGCAGATGAACCAAGATTTAAAAACTACAAATGTCAAAAGTCAAACGCAGGAAGATAATTGGATTTCTCAAGATGAAGTTAAACAAATTTATGAGAGCATCAAAGCAAAAGCTGAACCTTTATTTAGTTTGAAAAAAATAGGAAGTAAACAATGGGATGAAATACTAGATTATGTAGTATTATCATTATATGTTTTATTACCGCCCCGCCGTAATATGGATTATTTAAAAATGAAATATATAAAAAATATTAAAAATATACAAGATAAAGAAGATTACAAAGAATATAATTATTTTATTAAAGATAGTCATTTATTTATGTTTTTCAATTATAAAACTAGCGGAACATATCAAACGCAAGAAGTCCAAGTGCCTGTGGATTTATATAATATCTTGATGAAATACATTAAGATACACCCAGATAGAAAACAAAGTGAATTCTTTTTATTAGTCAATAATAAAGGCGAACCCATGACTGCGTCTAATTGTATCACTAGAATACTTAATAAAATATTTAAGAAAAAAATAGGCGTTAGTATGCTTCGTTCAATTTATCTCACTGATAAATTTGGGGATAGAGAAAAAGAAATGCAACAAACGGCAACAGATATGGGGACATCGTCTAATATGGTATCTAATAATTATGTAAAATTCAATTAATTTAATATTTAATTTCTACTATAATAGTAATAATTAAAAATTAATGAGTTATCATGATAATATACAATCAGTACTAATACCTAAAGATAAATTTACATTAAAGCAAGCAACCGCATATGTAAAAAAACATTTTCAATTTAAAAAAGTAGATATAAACCAACGCCCTAATTATTATAGTTTTCGTCAATTTGATCCAACGAAGGGGAGCACCTATTCAACTATTAAACTAAAAAACGGGGTTTTATTAGTTGTAGAGTATCGCCATAAAATAGATAGAAAAAGAAAAGGCGGGGCTTTATCTGTTAAAACAATATATACCGCTATTACTAACGGATATGCAAAAACGAAAGGGCAACAATTATCACCAATGATTGATGGCTTTTTACCTAGTTTTAGTGAAGGAAACAAAGAAGCAACCGTATATATTAATAAAGATACAAAACATATAATAATTAATTATGTTGGTACTTACAATATACCTGATTGGGCTAATAATGCCATGTATGCGGTAGGCTTATATAATTTTACTAGAAGATATAATGATGCTAAGAAGGTACTAGAAAATATAATACAAAAATATCCAGATTATAAAATTACATTAGTCGGACACAGTCAAAGCGGAGCCATCGTAAGAAAATTAAATAATGAATTCCCTTCTAAAGTATTTGAAACGATCGCACTAAATCCCGCATCATTAGGGGAGAAAGTCGCAGATAATGAATATAATATAAGATCTGATTTAGATATAGTTAGTATATTACAAAATCAAAAAAACATAGAAACAATACATCATACTTCTATTAATCCACTCATAGAACATAGCCCGCAAATCTTACGAAGACTTGAACCTACAAAAATGATAGGGAAGGCTTAATTTATTTTAATTTTATCATATACAAAATTAATCATATCTTCTTTTTTTTGTTCTTCTGTTTTATCTGTATCATTTAATATTTGATTATAAAAAATATTAATCTCATTCATTAATTTTTTATCTTCTATGTATTTATTTATTTTATCATTTGATAATAATAAAAAAACTGATAAGTTAAAGCCAAGAAAAAGCCCCAAAAAATATAATATTAATTCACTCATATAATATATATTATAATATATCTTTATATTAGTTAAATAGACATTCAAAGGCTTAATAATACATCTAATTTTTAACCCGTCGCCACTCGTCACCCAACCCGTCACCAAGCAAACTATACAATATATATTATTATTATTATTATTATTAAGTATTAACATCATAAATAGTATATATATATATTGTATAATTACAGGGGGACGGGTGGACGGGTAAGACGGGTTATATTATACTTTGTATATAGATGCAAAGCATAAAGCTTAAAAGGGGTAAAACTAACCCGACACCCGTATACCTGACACCCTATAATTCCTCATATATTTATTAATTATTTGTATAATTAATAAATAAGATTCAACAAAAAATATAATTTAAATAATCACTTCATTATCTCCTTCATTTTCTTCATCTATAAAATCAAAATTATTATCAATATTAAAATGTTCTTTTACTTTAACAATATCTATAAATTTATATCTTTCCGTTTTTCCTCTTTTATTTTCAATACCATTAATATTAAGGTTTTTTAATTTAACATTAAACTGTAAATAATTAATTTTATATTCTATTTTATGTGATGTAATAAAAGCATTAAAATAACTAAATAAATCAGAACATGATATTTGTATGATGTTATTAATATTTTCTATTGTATTATCTTGAACTAAATTAATAATACATTGTTCAGTTGGTGTTAATGCTAATTCTTGTAGGTTCTGTTGATATTCTGATGTAGGTATTGGTATTTCATGGAACTTATCTAAATTAGGGATGGATTTAAAATAATCATAAACGGTTCTAATAACATTAATATCATTAAATAATTCATTTATTTTACAAAAATATTCTTTATTGCCACAAAGTTCATCAGAAGATCTAATTATTACATTTCTTCTATCATCTTTTTTAGTTTTAATTGGATTATCAATATTAGTCGTCATCATCCAGTGATGGTAACTAGTAGTTTTAATAGAATTAATACCCTTATTATTTATTACTAATTGCCCATCTGTAATTAATTGTTTTAATTTTCCACTTTCAATATCTGATTGTCCTACTTCATTTAAAACTACAAAATAAGCCGAACTCATCAAATTATTAAACTCACCAAATACATCTCTTTTAGGGTCACTTGTTTCTAATACTTTATTTGTACCTAACATTAAAGAAATTAATTTTATTAATGTTCCTTTGCCAGCTCCTTCATTTGATATTAAAATAATTATAGTACTTTTTACCGATGGGAATTGTATCATCTGTCCAAGCCATTTAATAAAATAATTAAAAATAACATCATCATGATTACATAATATTTTAATATGGTTTAATATTAGTTGTAAGGCTTCATCATTTTTAATATATTCATTTTTGTATTTTTCACATTCAAAAGGAACCCATAAATTAAATATATTATTAGGACACTGTAAGGGCGGGGGGTATATATTAATATCTTCATATTTTCTGATGTTCTTGTTTCCTTCAATCCAATTATTTATAAATGGTTGTTTCTTTCCTGTTTTTTTATTAACAATATCAGAACATATAATGTGTTTATATGATTCTTTTAATTTCTTTTCATTAAAAAATATAATATCATCTTTAGTTTGTTTGATATATATAGATTTATTAATTATTTTACAGTGTCTTTTCTCAAATTGTTTAGATATATTTAAAAATTTAGTATCATTCAGTTCTTGTTCTTCTTCATTTTCATCATCTATAAAATTAGGATTATCAACATTAACAATTAAAAAATGAGTATTATATAATTTTTTATTATAATCTTTAGCTAGTTTTTTCAGATGTGGTAAACCTAATCTATCATCTTTAAAAGATCGCCATTTAGTTTTCATAAATCCATTTTCATTCTTTTTGTATACTTCATTATCTGTTTGACTCCATTGATCCCATATATCAAAATCATCTAATAAATTTTTTATAATAGTACCCGTTTTCATCCAATCATCATGACAGCATCCAGCGGGTATACATTCTAAACATTTATTAACATTATTTAATATTTTATTATATTCATCTTGTTCATCTTCTTCATTTTCTTCTATATCATCATCTTCATCATCATCTTCATCATCTTCATCATCATCTTCATTATTTATAATAGGTATAATAGGTTTAATTGGCTTAGTTGGTTTAGTTGGCTTAGTTGGTTTAGTTGGTTTATTTAATTTTTCTAGGTCTTCATTTTTCCAAATATAATCATCTAATTCAATTAATTCAATATTATCATTAATATATTCAATAATAAAATCAGACATTAAACCGTTAATTATAGTATGTTTATTTTTTTTAGTTTCATGTGTTTGATTTGGTAGCCTTAATGTAAATATTTTATCTTCGTCTTTTGGATATATACTTAAATCTATTTCTTCTTTTCCTTTTGTTAAAAAACTTTTAAAGGTTTCATTATAATATTGAAAAAAAGATTTAATATTATACGGGGTTGTTATTATTGAAGGAACTATAAGATGGTATGACGCCCCCTTTTCATTAGTTGAAAAAGTATAAGAGATTTCATTACGTTTTACATCTAATAACATAGATAAAATAGAACATAATTCATTAAATCTAGGTTCTGTTGTTTTATCTAAATCCATATAAAATTTACATTTTTCATTTGATCTTAATAAAATATGGTAGCCTTTATCATTATTTAATTCATTAACAACTTCATCAATAGACCCCCTAAAATGTTTATCATTATCTTCATCATAAATAAAGAAAGATTTTAAATTTTGGTAGTTTGAAAGTTGAAACATTGTATATTTAGTCATATAGTTATATAATATAATATATATTTAAATACTTTTTTTAAATATTTTTATTATTTAAAAGAAATATTATTAAATTAAAGTTGGGTTTAGTTCTATAATTTCAATAAGTGGAATTGTCCCCTCATTCATTTTCTTTAATGCTCGTCTTGCCTGCGTTGCTTCTCGTCTTTTTAAATTAATTAAATCTTTATTATTTTTTTGATATGCTTTCACCTTCTCACATTGTTTTGCTCTAAATTCTGGGTCAGCTTTATTTTTATTATAATATCGGCGAGTTGCTTCGGCTCTTTTATTTAAGCCGTTTTCGGTTCTATTATATTTATATTGATGCTTTTTTAAACTTTCATAATGTTTAACAGCTGTTAAAATTTGTTCATTACTTAATTTTAATTCATCCATATATATATATGAGAATATATATTTAAATAGTTTTATATTTAAATATATATTTAAAAGAAATTTAATAAGCTCATTCATTTTTTAACCTAATAATTCATATATAAAATTAATTCGTAATTCTTCATGTTTTATATTATAATCTTGACTTTTTTTAATATTATTATCTATAATATTTATTAATTCTTCGTCTACTAATCCTTTATCATTTAATAATATTTTTATTTTTTTAAATCCATCAATAATATTATTATTTTTTGTAATTTTATCATCTAATTGTTTTATTTGTAATTCTAATTCTCGTTTATCCATATATATATATGAGAATATATATTTAAATAGTTTTACATGTCATCATAATTATTTTCATCATTATCATCGTCATCTGATTCTGAATCTTCTTCATTTCTTAATTTCATAATTTCTTCTTGTAATTCTTGAACATTTGCTCCATTATGAAATAATGTTTTATATTCTTTGTATAATTTTAAAAAGAATATATAATTATCAAGACTAATAAGTTTTTTAATTTCTTCTTTATATTTATTAAAAGAACATTTATTAAAAAATCTACGAAGTTCTTTCTTTCTTAATTCATAATAATGCGGTATATGTATTTTATTTAAAAGACCATTAACCAAAGAATATATAAAACTTTCAACATCTTGTACAAATTCTAACTTATTATTTTTAAAATTTGATTTATGATATCCATTTTTTTTATCTCTATCAATAAAATATATATTATCTATATTGTTAATATTAACAACAGTATAACCATAAAATTGAGAATTTAACATTTTAAATTTTTTGTTTATTACTTCATTTGTAAAATGTTTATAAGTTATATAATCTCCTTGTCTATAAATATCATTTTTTAATTTATATTCATTATCACATTTATACTCTTCCCCGTATAATTTTAATAATGAATAATCTTTAATTTTAACAAGATAACCATCAATAAAAACTACTTGATCTATTAGCTCATCCATTTTATTCTGAATCATTTGGAATTTACATATATTATTACTCATCTATATATATGTGGTAATATACCTTTAAGCCTTTTTTAATACTTAAAGAAAATTAAAATGAAACCCTTATATTACGTTGAATTACTAACGGCTCACTAATTCTATAATTTGGATTATCAACTATAAGATAGTTTAATTTATTTCTTGGATATTTCCCGCCCATCTGACGTATTACCCTTTGATAGTCCGTCAATTTATTTCTATTTTGTGGATAGTATCTAAGTCTAAAATATTTTTTATTTTTTTCATTAATTTCAATTCTTTTATCATAATAGCGTTGTAGTTGTTTTGATCTATTCTCAATTTCAACCATATATATATATTAGATAATATTATTTTAAATATTTTACTATTGATAACAAATAATAAACGTACAAGAAAAGAAAGGGGCAGACAAATTTACACCAGCTAGACCACTTTTAAAATCTGTCGTTTGAATTCCATCGCCTTGATCTGTTAAAGTAATACCAGTAAACGCAATTTTACTATTGACATTACCGTCTTGGTTTGCTTCTTTAATAAATTGAGTAACACCTACATCAGAAAATGGTTGCGTATTTGTATCATTTGAGTGAAAATGACCATTATCTATTAATTGATGGTTGTGTTCGGGTACAACTGTCAATAAAGGCGTACCATTAAAAACATTAAAACTACTTTTATAATCATTAGTAGCCCCCGCCGTTCCATTACCACTAAATAAATTACTTACAGCTATATTATTTATGTTGTTATTACCTCCTAAAATATAATAATTTTTAAAATTAGGTAAATTGAATGATGCACCACTCCCACCATATTTGTACCCCAAAATATTAAATAATTGTTGATAACTAGAAACACTTATTAAACTACCATCACATAATAAATAATTTGGGGGTGGAGTTAATAAAACAGTTGTTGTAATACTTCCTATTACTCGTTTATTTTTTTCAATTAATAAATCTAATTTAGGTAAAATATCATTTAATTCATTTTGTAATTGTGTTAAATCATTTATTTCATTAGTTAAATTAATATTAGATATATTATTTTGAACATATGAAATACTAGAAAAATTATTACCACTTAAATCATTACTACATTCATTATTATTATAAAAAATATTATATAATACTTTATTATTAATAGAACTATTATAAGACATATATAAAATAAATAGAAAATAAAAATTAAGTATTAATAAAAAAATTACAAGAAAAGAAAGCGGGTGTGATATTCACACCAGATAAACCACTGATGGGATCAAACGATTGAATACCATTGCCCGTAAATTGAACAGATATTCCCGTTGTATTTACTGTAGTTGGTGTAGGATTGCCAGACCCGCCATCAGTTAAATAAGATGTAGTAGCAGGACTAAAACCGCCCGCCGTTGGTCCATCGCCTACCGCATGTGCATGACCAGAATCATTTATACCATGTGTGTGAATAGGGACATCTGTAAGTATCGGATAATTTCGCCCCGTTGGATAACAACTACCAGAATTTAAATAGTTATTATTTGCACCACTTAGCCCGTTGCCCGTCATTAGATTAGAAGCACTTACGCCATTTAATGAACCATTACCTCCAAGTAAATAAAAATTTTTCATATTTGGTACATTAAATGATGCACCACTTCCACCATATGCGTACCCTATTTTATTAAACAAATTTGGATAATCAGATATTAAATAAGAGCTACCATCACAATATAAACTATATTCGGGGGCGGTTGATGTTAACCCTATAAAAATTGTCCCCGTAATTCTTACGATTGAATTTTCTAATGTTGTAATACTTGTATTAATATCATTTATTTGATTTTGTAATAATGTAATAGTATTATTTAAATTATCTATATCATTATTAATATTTAATGCTTCATCATCTACATAATTGATAGATGCAATTGAATCAAGTTCTGTCTTATCTACATCTACTGTAGTGTTTCTATAATATATATTATTTAAATTTACTTGATTGACACTAGATCTAAAACTCATATTATATTACATTATAATATTTATTTTATTTTAATTTAATATGTTTTTATCTTCCCTTAATTTTTTTCTTCGTTCTCGTTGTCTTGCATTTAATATATCTTTATTTGCGTCTCTATATTCTTTTTTTCGTTTATTGATTTTATCTCTATTAACTTCTTTATATTTTTTATCATATCTAATAAATGCATCTTTATTTATTTTATTATATTCTTTTATTTTATTTTTATTATCTTCTCTATATTTTTTATTTTTTTCTTTTATTTTATCTGTATTTTTTTCACACCATTCTTTTTGTGTTTGTAATGGTATACATTTATTAACACATTTTAATGTTTTAATAAAATGTGCTTCTCGTTGTTGTAATTCCATCTTATTATTAGCCTCAATTGATTCAATTAATATAATATTACAATTCTCAACCCCATATTTATCAAATAATAAAACAATATTACAAAGATTTTTATTTATTTTATATAATTGACGATGTTGACTCATCCTAGAACTTAAATAAGGTTGACATGTTGAACCAATATATATATCGCCTTCAATATGATCACATATAGGCTCTATCTTATAAATTTTACCTAATTTATATTTATTTATTAATTCAGTCATACTATATTATATTAATTAACTTTTAAGTATTTTTATTTTTTTTTAATTTTAAAAATAGTTCTTAAGTCTTCTAACTCTTCCGCATTTGGTTCTTTTTGTAAATAAACAATAGAAAACTGTGAAACATCTTCATCATTAGCCCCATTCTTTTTTAGAATAAATAATTCTTTCGCCCCGTCTGTTAAGAATCTTTCACTCATTTTCTCGTTAAATGTATAATCATTAATTAATTGTTTATTTTTTTCTATTTTTTTAGGATCATATACGGTTTTAGTTTTCTTTTCTTTTTTTTTTGCTTCTGCTTCTTTTGCTTCTTTATAAAATTTATTTGCTTCTCTCATCATTTCAGTCATACCATTATCTTTATTTACTTTGGTTCTACCTCTTGCTTTTGGTTTTATTTCTGGTTCTGGTTCTAATTCTAGTTTATTTATAAATTTTTCAATTTTTTTAATTTTTTTATTAATTTCTTTTTCTTTAGTTTTATCAATTTCTTCAATATTTGTATTTTTTAATGTTTTAATCATGTCTAATAATTCATTTTTCACATCTTCATCTATATTTAATTTTTTAAGCCTTCTTTTTTGTGCTTTTAAATCTGCTTCAAATAATAGTGGTTTAACAACTGCGGGTTTAAGTTTATATTTTTGTGCTATTAAATCTGCATCAAACAGTAAGGGTTTATTTACTCTTTTTAGTTTATTTTTTTGGGCTTTTAAATCTGCATCAAACATTAAGGGCTTATTTACTCTTTTTAGTTTATTTTTTTGTGCTTTTAAATCTTCTAATAATGGTTTTATTGGTGGTTCTTCTAAAACTTCGTTGATTGTTAAATTATCAATAGTAGCATCATTAAATACTTGTTCATTATATTTGTCATTATGTTCCCCCGCTGTTGATGTGTATTGCATCTCTAAAGGTTTAATAGAAGGTTGGTGTTTCTTACTATCGGCGGTTGGTGCTTTTAATGAAAATAATAAGCCCGCTAGTGTTGCTACTAAGGACCAATTGCCCGCCTTTTCTGCTTTTTTAATAGTTTCAACAATTTTATATTTTTCATCTGGTGGAATAACTTCAGAATATCCTTCTTTATTATATTTTTCTAAAATATTAGATCCAACATTACTGTCAATTGATTGAGTAATTTTTTTTACACCTTTATTTTTTGTTATTAATAATAAATCATCAATTATTTCAATACTTTTATTATTATATTCTTTTATTTGTAATAGTTTATTACGATCCATTATATTATATAAGAAAATAAAAAAATTTAAATATTTATTTTTTAAAATCTATTACTAAATAAGTGTGAATTTTTTTCAATAAAATCAGATAAGGCATAATCACTATAATCATCTTTACTTTTTTTATATTTTTTTGGTTCTTCTTTCTTCTCTTCTAATTGTTTAATTAATTTATTAATTTCATCTTTATCTACATTATTATTTATCTTAGTGCGTTTAATTTCTTCCATTAAATTAATTACATCATTTATAGAATGTGTTTCATCTTTTTTATTAATAATATCAGATATTGTATATATTTTTAATGGGTTTGAATCTATAGTGTTATTTAATAAACCCTTAATTAATAATTTAAAATCATTTTTTAATAATTTTCTATGTTGTAATTCATCTAATGTATAATATATTGTATTTACTTTCATATTTTTTTTACTTAATTTACCTTTATTTATTTCTTGTATTGTTGCGGTTATTGAAACTGGACCCTTTAAAAAATCTTTAATAGAAATATTATAAGTAATTTTAATAATATATTTAATATCTTCTTTGATTAATTCAGGTAAATTCTCATTTATTACTTTATTTAATTCAGTTTTAGTTGATGCATTACCAATTAAAATAATTTTATTATTTTTTATTTTATAAGCTTGATAATAATTATCATCATCATTAAATTTCTTTTGTAATTTTATTAAATAATTTTCTACTTTATTTATATCATCTTTTTTATCCATTTTACTTATATTAAAAATTCCTTGTTGTGAATTTAATTTATTATTTTTAAAATCTGTAACATATTTTTTTAATTCACTTAATAAATTGTTTTTATTTTCTTCAATATATTTATCAGTTAAATAAACATTTTCAACTGATCCATCACCATCAATTATTTTTGATTTAGATTTAATTATTTGATATTTTAGTTGTATTTGTATGGGTCCACCTATTAAATTAAATTTTTCATCTTTTTTATATTCTGATTCAACATTATTAATAGAAACTAAGATAATATTTTTATTTATTAAATTATCTATATTAGGTTTTAATTTTATTAATGCTTCTTTTTGTGCTCGTTTTAAATCATTACTAGAACTTAATAATATTGTTTTCTCAGTGTTAGCAATATAATAATAATATTTATCATAATTATATAATATATCATTTATATTAGTTGGTTTAAAAAATGATTCTATTAATTTAATTTTATCTTTTAATTCTTTTGTATTTATTGGTTTATTTATTTTTGTTTTTTCTAGTTGATTTATTAATTTATATATTTCATCTGTATTTTTTTGTTTACGTTTTTTACATTTATCTTCAAAATCAACATTAAATTTATTAACAACTAAAGGTAATAATTTAACTTTACCATTTAATAAATTTTCAACTATACAATCTAAATAATCATTAGACCATCCATTTACATTTAACCATTTTCTTTGAAACCAAACTTTACCATGTATATTTTTATATTTATTATCTTTAGTATAACCGCTTACTAATTTAGTATTAAATTCATTTTTCATTTTATTAAAAAATGATTCTTTAACAAGTGATGATATAGTAATTGAAAGTGGTCCCCCTTGTAGTGGCTTCGTACCAGTATGAAAACCAAATTTAAAAACAATAAAAAAAGAAGACTTATTTAAATTTTTATATTCTTTTTCTAAATATTTTACTAATTCTTTATGTGATCCATTAAATGATAATATTTTTTTATAATATTCATATTCTTTAGGTTTATTTGTATCAACATAAACTAAATAAACTACATATCTAGGGAGATCTTTTTTAAATTCATCATAATTATATTTTTCTATTTTATTCATATATATAATATTAGATTAAAATCTTGGTAGATTTTTTTTATTTTTATATATTTGTTTAAGTTCATATTGTTCTTTTAATCGTTTTAATGGTATTTCATCTACTGTTTTAGGGGTGGCTTCATTCACTCGTATTGTTGGGCGGTACGTTGGGTATCCTTCTTTATTTATTAAAGAATTTATATTTATCCAATTTTCATTAAACCAATCTTTTAAAGGCTTTTTATTACCAGTATCAATATATGGGGGTACTACATCACCATATTTTTTTATAAATTTTTGTTTATATGTTTTTACGATTAAACCACTTCTATAGGCACTATTAATTTTATTATTATCAATTATTTTTTTTTTAATTTTTTCATACATTTTTTTATCTATAGGTATACTCATATATATAATAAAAAGATTAAAATTATTATTCTCTAACAACTATACCTATTTTATGTAAATCAGTTTTTAAATTATCTATAAATTCATTATGTAATAAATTAGATTTTTCAAATAATTTAATATACTCATTATACATATCATTAAGAAAAGCGTCGGCATCAGTTGATCTATCCGTTTTCTTAAGGCTTAACATCTTATAAATTTCTAAGCTTATTTTACAGTATTCTTTAGATGATGTTAATGATTGTTCTAGCCTATCCTCAATCCTTAAATATAATGATATAGATGTTAATGTAGAAATAATAAAACTAAGCCCGCAATTTAACGCACTTATATAATTTTGTTGAATATATGATGTAAATGCAACTGATGCAATCGCATTTAATGAACTTAAAAATATTATAGGTAATTTAAAATATATTACTATCTTTTTTAACCTAAAATAATATGTTTTGTGGTACTCCTCCAATATGATACAATTCTTTCTAATATTATCTAAAAGTTCCTCGGTGTTATCATTCCATGATGTAGAACTATTATCTGACATTGTTGTTATTAAATACTATAATAAAAAAAATAAATACTTATCTAAATTATCATCTGATAGTATCCATTCTAATTGATAACTTATAAAATCTAATAGATCATAAAAATTAATAAAATAAATCATATATATAAATAAAAGAAAATAATAAAATGATTTAAAAAAATATTCTCATATATATATATGAGCAAAGAACAAAATATAAAAAAATTTAAAATAATAATTGATTTACTTAATAAAGAATTCAAAGAGATAAATATATTATATAGATTTTTAGATGATGATATTGACGGCTTTGAAGTATGTATTAATAAAAATTTAGTTGTTAGAATAAATAAAGAAATGAAGTGGACAGAAATAAAACGATATATTACATCATCATTAAATAATGACATAGCTTGTGGAATTTGTTATGAAGATATAAAACAACCATTAAAACAAGAAAAGCCTACACCCTTTAGGAAATGTTGTAAATGTACTTTTTTGACTTGTCTACGTTGTTCATTAAATATAGCTAAATATAATGATTATACTTTAAAATGTCCTCAATGTAATCATTCAGAAGAAAGAGATGAATGTTTTGAATATTATGAAGATGTTGATGATTATATACATGTAATATTAAATGAATTATAAAAAACATTATTTTTTTACTACTTAAAGGAAATTATCTATATAATAATATTTAGATATTTCATTTTATGATATCTAATATTAGATTTTTATTATTATATATTAGATATCTATTGTAATATATCTAATTTATATCTAATTTACATATATACTAGT